TTAAGCCCCTTAAAATAAACGTCACGTATAGCGCGGCGATCTGACTTGTTAAGTCCAAAGAACTCACGCGTTCGGTTGTTCTGCGCCGCCTTCTTAGACTCCGCTCTGCTACTGAAAAATATTAAACCGTCTTGCCCTTGTAGCCCCGAGGTCATAGCCCCCCGCATACGCCCTGTAAAAATCAATCGAACCTTATCTACTGGTCTACCCTTGCTCGCGCGAAACCCTTTGTACGCGTCTGAGTAGGGGCGGAACGGTTGCTCTTTAACATCAAGGCCAAGGTTTGTGCGCTTGTTGATCCTGTTGACGCCTTCAGCCGCCGCTCTGCGCATTGCTCGCTTATGGTTCTTTGTAAACGTGCGACCTAGCTTCTCCACCATCTTGCGGAGGTCACGGGGCTTTGTGTCTATGTTTATGGTAATCATCGGTCTAGGCGGTTAAGCGGAATGCTTTCCTTTTCCTTGTCAGTGACAGTGCCGTCGTCATCTGCGTCGTACTCAACACCATCCTGAAATACTGCGTCTAGCTCCTCGCCGTAACGCGCCTTGTAGAAGTCAATCATCTGCAAGAATCGGTCGTCGTCTACCCAATTGGTAAGCTGAGGAAGTGCATACTTCCAAAGTACAAGGTAAGACGTGGCGCGTGTCCACTGTGACTCTGTTAGGTAGCTCGCGTTCATTTCGCCAGCGATGCCCTTACGGTGCCACCAGCGATTGCGTATCTCACGCTCAACATCTGCCTGTGCTCGTGCGTGTTCGTCGGTGAACGCAGTAATGCCAAAGTCTAAGATGTCGGGGACTAATTCGGTTAGATTGCTGTCAGTGCTAAACGCCATGTAATCACCACTTAATTCTGGCGGACCAATAGACTGCATCTAATGGCGTCGCGTTACGTAGATTCTTTTCGTGTCGTGCGTACCAAGCCGCTCGCATAGCCTTGTCGCGTGCAGACTCCCCATCCTTGGGCGGGTAAGTCTTCGCGCCTTTAGCGCCGAACCTAACTAGCTTGATTGCACCTTTGTAGCGAGCCAGAACCGCATGAGACTTAGACGGGTGCCGTGGCGTACGCTTTGCCACGTTGTAATCTTCAAATCTCTCACCGCGATAATTGACTGCCATAAAATCCTCAGAGTAAAACGCCCCCGAAGGGGCGTGTACGTCTTAGAGTGTAGCGTCGAAGAACATCTCAACACCGTAGCTGTCATCTAGCTCTGCAACACCGTAAACGGCAGTTGCGTTCAGCTCGAATGCACGGAGTGAAGCATTACGCTCTGTCTCAAGGTTGAAGTCACGCTTCATAGCAATACACAGTGACTCAGGAGCAAAGACAGCGCCCTTTGCGTCGCCGTTACCGTCAACAGTGATGTTAGCTGACTGGTATACGTCGATGCCGCCGATAGAGCCGACGAAGCCGTTGCGCATTGCTTCGTTTTGAGCATCGCCACCGTTGGGGTTTGCAAAGGTGTTAGTCAGGTTCGCTGACAACTGGTAAGCGTGGTATGGGTGTACAACCGCCGCCATTGGGCCAGTTACCTTATTGTTTCTGAGAGTTGCCGCCGCCTTGAACAGGTCAGCTACAGTGATCTCTTGAGCCGCCGCACCGAGTGACGCAGAGAAGCCATCAAACAACGCGATGATGTCCTTGTCCATCTTAGTAGCGATTGCGTTACCGAGAACAGTACCAAGCTCTTGAGCTGTGTTGCCTGCGCCCATAGTAGCCATGTCAGTGAGAACAACCTGCGCACCTACTTCACCGATAGTAGCAGTAACGCTTGTGGTTGATACTTCAGTCGCGCCCATGTCTGTACCTTCAGTGAGGTCAGCCGCCGCGATTGCTGGGTACTTAGGAACCTGAATAGTCTTACCAGCTACGTTACCGATATCGTAACGAGTGATAAGGCCAGCCATAAGTGATTGCTCCTCGGCTGTGAAGCGCGCTTGGAGAATTATATTGGCGAACAGATCGTCCAATGTTGTTGAAGTTGTTTCGTTAGCCATGATTTAAAGCCTCAAATAGTAAATTAGATTTTGCCAGCGATCTTTAACTCTCGATAAAGCCTCTGACCTTCTTCGCCCATAGCGAGCATATCCGAGCTAGTTAATGGCTTACTCGTAGAGCCTCCACCCACTGCGCCTTGTGAACCTGCGCCACCTGATGACGCTTTGACAAAGTGCGGGTTTGTTGTCAGGAAGTCAGAGACTAACTCATCGACCGTTAGCAGATCGCCCTTGTCGTTATAGCGTGGCGTCCCGTTCGCATCGTAAACCTCTGCGGTGCCGTCTTCAGACAGCCGAACCGAACCACGTAACAACTGACCGACTTGCTCTGCCGATACTGCGTTGTTTCTACTCGCCGCCGATAGCAATGCTCCATCGACTAATTGGCTTTCGAGACGTTGCTTGTACGTCCTAATTTCCTGATCTTTCTTTTCGACGGTCTGCTTTAGAATCGACTCGAACTCTCCGCGCTCTTTCTGCTTCTCAATTTCAGCTTCTTGCTGACGTTGTAAAAGCGACTTCGCCTCGTCGAGATCAATACCTTCTAGTCGCTTGTCATATTGCCGTTTTGTACGGGCAACACGGTCGGCCACTATTCGGTCAAGTTCCTCTTGTGTGAACGTCTTAGTTTCCTGAACTTCTGGCGTTTCCACTGCGGCTTCAGTGACCGCGTCTACCATGACTTCATCGCTCATGTTACGAATCCTCTTTCGAGTGGGTTAATTATATCAAACTAGCGTGATTTGCGCTTTTTCTTGCGTTTGTCTTTCTTGTGGTACGGCATAGCTATCTCCTATTCAGGTACAGGCACCCACCAGTGCCGACAGTTGTAACCACCTCTTACACGGAACGGGTCGCCCGAGCGTTTGCCCTTCCACGAGTCATCCCATATCTCATAAATCTCATCTGTCGTGTATTCCTTACCTACGTGCTTCTGACAGAAAGGCCGTGTCGTCTCAATAGTATCACCTTCGTATCGAAACTTAGTGATACCTGCCTCTGCCGCCGCCGCCTGCTGTATGGACGAGCTAAACTCGAAAAGCGAGTCATGTAACATGGTCTTCGAGTATCGTTGCAGGTCAGCGTCTAGCAGGTTGTTAAGCTCAGACAAGCTTGCAGAGAATGGCGTGCCCGACAGCGTGTTGTTGTACACCTGCTGATATAGCGCCTCTGCGAACTCGTCAGCCAGTGCCTCATGTCCCGTAAAGCTAAACTGCTGAAGCTGGCCGATGACTGACTGCGGTACACGGAAGTCGGCGAACTGCTCCATGAACTCTTGCGTCAGTGCTACGGCGTCGGGATACTCGCGAATAATGTCGTCAATGACCGTCAGGTACTCATCGCGCACAAGGCCGTCTATTTGCGCTCTAAGGGCGAGTGCGGCATCTAGGTCAAACAACACACCATCACGTAGAGGAAGGCCAGCAAGCGCGTCTGTGAGCCTTAAACGCAATGACTCCATAGCACGCAAAAGACGACGCTCATGTGCAGAGGTCGCCCCTTCTAATGCGCGTGTGAGTTCCTCACTGTTCATCTTCTGGCGCTACTGTAAAGTCACCAAGTGCCTGTTGGCCTTGCTCAATCTCAGTGTGTGCCTGTGCAAGCATTTCATCATCAAGCAACAGGTCTGCAATCTGCTTATCGACAGCCTGTGCGAATGTAGTAGATCGAACGCCTGACGCCTTAGCTTGTTGCAGGTAGCGCAACTCGCTTTCGTAGTCACGAATATCGAAGCTGTCAGGGTAGCTTATCTCTACCTCATGCAAGTTATGCCCCTGCCATGTACACCACAACTGCCACAATTGTTCTTCGGCTAGTTCCAATATGTCAGCCTTCTCAGAAAGCTTGGCGTTAAGCATCTGAAACTCTGTTTGCATTGCCACGCCTGACTGCGTAATTGCCTCTGTGCCACGTACTGCGCCCATGTGCGACATGCGGTTGATAGCGTCTATCTTGTCAGTAATGGAGGCACGGATAGCATCAAGGTTAGCGCCTGACGGTTGCATCTGGTACGGCTTCAGTGCGCCGTCCATGTCATCGCTGATATTGATTACAGCGCCAGCACCTGCACTTGCATCGGTGTCGTAGGTCTTAACCAGTGTCGGGTGGTTAGAGATGCGGATAAGTTGCTCGATCTCAGAAAGCTCTTGGTAGATAGCGCGTTGCATATAGGCAATGTCTGAGATGTCACTAACGCCAATGCCGCGCACGATGGATCGGTTAGAGGGCAGGTGTACTGCGGGAATCTTGCCAATGGTGTTGTCTATAGTCTCAACCACCTGCG